CTTTGAAGGATCATACCAAACCTTCTGGCTTGTCGTCAGGCTGGGCATCGCCACCGCTTGCCTCGTCACTTCCATCAATGCGAGTGCGATATTTGTTGTGCATCAGCCGGGCCTCAGTAACATACTGGCCAATCATATAGTTCTGAGCTATCGCAACTTCTATTCCAACCTCAGCATCACGAGCATGGTTCAATAACAGGCGAGCCGCGTGATGCTCCTGCTCCGTTTTAGTTTGCGAGTAGGTAATCACATTGTCAGCCGTGTTCACCTTGCCTATGTCTTCAGCCGCGTGGATGCTGAGTACTTGCTGTTTGGTCGCGCCGGTACGGTTGATCTGGCTTGGGCACACCATTGCCACGTTGCGCGTGCTGGCCAACCCACGTAACGCAATCATGTTCTCACCTAGATTGATGCGATAGTCACGCGTGCCGATCTTCATCAAGTCGGGGTAGTCAACGATAATGACATTGGGCTGGAAGTTGTGATGCCTATCCATATAGTCGAGGTAGCTTTCTAAGCTGCTGATTGACATGCTGCCCGTGGGAAACTCCTTTATGACGATGCGCTCGGTGTAGCGTTCGAACTGCTCGATCTTAGTTCTCAATGTGCGGTGAATGAACTTATCTGTAACTGAAAGTAGTGGCTTGCGTGGTTTGGCAGTAAGCCAGTCAACGGCTAAGCCTTTCTCAATAACGAATGCAGTCTTGTTATATGTCTTGTTCGATTTCGACACGCCAAAGAAGTTTTGCACGTACCGGCCGGCAACTTGCTTTTGTGACATCTCGAGGCTGACATGCAGCACGTTCGCGCCCTGCATCGAGCATGACCGGCCTATGTGCGTGCAGAACCATGACTTGCCTGAGTTCTTGAAGGCTAGGTAGAGCAGCATGGTTTTGGGCGCGAGCCGTAAGCCGATACGATCAAACGGCTCGATGTTCAAGGTGTAGCCATCTTCAATTTCTGAAAGGAATGCCAGCGATTGTCGTGTGTCGTTTAGCCTGATGCCGGCATCAACCATTCTAGGCTGGTAAGTCGCCATCGAATGAACTAGCGCACGAGCCTTGTCTATGTCGTAGGGCGGTTTGGTGAGCACCGTTGCCAGGGCTTCAGTCTCGAGCTTGAATTTCTGCCTGATGGCAAACCCGCTCGCCTGCCCAAGCACGTAGTCAGAATTGATAGCCTTGACCAGCTTGCTCATCTCGAGGTTGAGCATGCGCGCGGCCTTCAACTGCTCATCCTGAATTGGCAACTGCTCAATCAACGTCGGCATGTAGCGCCGGCCAGGAGGCTTGCCCTTGTACTGCGACCTATATCTGTAAACCGCTGTGGCAATCGTGCGCGTCAAGCCATCGAACTGCTCAGCCTCCAGCATGCTCGCAACTTCTGTACCCCGCTTGTCGTCGTAGCACAGCAACGCCAGCAAGTTCTTTTGAATGTTGGCATCAAGCTTTTCATTCTCCGCCATCAGTGTTCCCCTTACGCGGTATTAACAAGCCGAGCATTTTGTTGGTAGCATAGCCTGGAAGCTCGGCATCCAAAGCTTTGGGTATGCGGTCAATGTTACGCATCAGTGTTTCAGCGTCGAGCCCGTTCATCCACGATAGGTTGTTCATGAGGGCGTTGATGATGACATCCCCTAAGTACTGAAGCTCGTACTCCAATAGCGGCTCCTGCCTACCAACCTGCGCCAGTATCCATATACGTTGAGCGAGGCTAGCGTCTTTATAAGTTGGGGTAATCCTAGCAGCGAGGGCAATCCTCATGTTTGCATTCTTAGTAGTGAACTGCCCTCGACGGATCATAGCTCGGCTAATGGCGTAGGCCAGCCAGTCATCTTGATCGAGCAAATTCCCTTTAGTGGTGGGTGCGATTGCTTCGGCCACGCGGCCCATACCGGCGAGCGCATTGGCCCTCAGTATTATATCCTTTAACTCTTCTTTACTCAGGTCAGGCAGTAAATCTTGACACCTACGGTATGCGGCGCTTCGTGGCACAGTGAACTCCGTTCAGTTAGGTTGCATAGGCACCAAGCTATTTGCATCGCTAGGCGCCGACTTGTCGGGGGGTCACTACCCTAGCGGGCGGGTCGCTCATGCACGCAGGCGGCGCTACTGGGTGGCATTGGCGAGGCTCGCACGGCATGGGGTTAGGTACGGCGCCGGGGCGGGTTGTAGCTACTCAGGTTGCAGGTAAAAGTGGCGCGACCCGACTTCCTTGGGGGTAAGGGTCGGGCCGCGCCTGCCACGCATGAGCCGACGGGGGAGGCAGCATCATGCGGGCTAATCATAACATACGGGGCTCTAGTTTAAGCCGCTATACTTGAACGGCGTGGCGAGCAGCAAATCGAAGTTCCATATAGCTAGGGCTGTACCCGCTACGCGGATCATCGCGAGCTTGCCTTTCGGCCAGCGTCGTTTGATTGTCGCACCATGCAGCACGTCAACGATGCCATCCTCACTGATCCACAAGGTGGGGAAGCGGTTTTGCCGAGCGATGATAACCGGCGCCTTATGGTAACTGGCAGCTTCCTGAGCTGCGGTTTCCCAAAACGTGGCGAGCTGGCCGGTACCCTTCACCATGAAATTGTCTAAGTGCAATTCCTTCACGTGTTTGGTTTCGAAGTAGAACTCAGTGGTGAGCACGTGGCCAGCTTTGTGTACGCTGCTGATATCCCCAGCCTGCGCAACGAGGTCAACCCCTCGCCGCTTGCCGACAGTAGCGCGCCCGCCGCTCATTGCCGACCGCCAATACAAATCTTCCTGCTTGCCGTGTGATACCCAAAGCGACAGCAAGCGGCATATTTCCCGCTCGAAGCTTGCCCCCTTGGCCTTCCCTCCACCTGCGCGCATGTCAGTGCTCCGTATTTTTGGGCAGCTTCACGCCACCCGGCAAGCCAGGAGCAATGTTCGTTGGCAGCACATCGACAACTGAGCCGACATGAATTGCCATTGGATGCAGTGGCTGGGTTGTGATGATGGAAACCAGCACCGGGCAACCATTGTTCAATTGCTCGAGTTCTTCCTTGCTTGGCAGCCACGCGCTGGTCACGGTAGGTACGCCGTCGCCACTACGCACGGCGCGAACATAAAGGTCTTCTATAGGTACATTTGTATGCCGCCAGTTAGCGGGTCTCTTCATGACGTTGGTAAAGCCGCCTATCTTTGCCGGTTTCATGTACTTCCTCCTTTAGCCCTTGGGTTACACTTCGTTGAGGTACTTCTCAGGTTCGCTTGGCGAGCCCTTGCGTAATTGCTGACGCGCTTCGCGCATAGCTTGTTTAGCAGCATATCGTAGATCTCGCAGGTCACTGTGATGTAGCCGAGCTATCTCCTTACCCTCATAGAATAACGTACACCATACAGGATAGCCACCGCGACTAACGTCTATCTTAAATTTTCCACCTATAGCCATAAGAACCTTCCTTTAGCTACTCAGTACGATTAACGTCAAAGCATGGTACGCCGTGAACGGTGATGCCCGCTCGCGCGCAACGTTCCTCTCGTATTGCGAAGCGGGCTGCTGCACTGCACGACTTCAGCTTATCCACATCCTTACGAATTTGCTCGGCAAGCTCGCGTGGGTCACGGTGCGGGCCAAGCCGTAGTGATGGAAACGTCGCCGGCCAGTCGATTTGCATGGCGACTTTGTAATCTGCAAACGCTTCTTGTATAGCTAGCGCTGCTCGGACACTATCAGGACTGCTGGTCGCCACTGCTGCCTCCTGCTTCTACCCTAACGTGCGTGGCGGGGCCATCATAAACCGTGAAGGTACCCGAGCGCAGATGGTACTCGGCAGTGTGCAATGCCTGCTTAGCCTCGAGATCGAAGTCGAACGGCTCGACGCGAATGCCATCCCGAAACCAAGTTGTAACTCCGCCTGCCCGTACCTCGCTTATATATTGCCACGGTGTTCCAGCTTGCGATTGTATCCACACACTTTTGCTGTAGTCACCAACGGGTATTTTCTGCACTGTAGGTGGCACAAGCCAGTTGTGCCCAAAGCAACCCTCACTAGGGAAGTGATACTTACCACAGTGATGGCATAGTTCCTTAACCTCAATAAGCGGCATCACACGTACTTTCTTCGGGTTGGGGCGAAGTCTACCTCGATGGCTCGCCATGCTTTGCGCGTGGCTTTGCGCAGCACGATCAATTGCTTTTTATAGTCGGCATCGTTCAGCTTATCAACCCGCGCCATGAAGTTCTTATCCAGCTCAGGCACGAGCTTGGTCGCCTTGGCCATTTCGAGAAAGGTCACGCAGGCATCCATTTCGTCAATGCCGTACCCAAAGCGCAAGGTGAACTCGCACTCTCTGAACGGCATGGCGATCTTATTCTTTTGGCATTTGGCCCTGACGTGAATGGCTGTCGGCCGTTTGATGCCGCCAATGGTGCGACTGAGTTGCTTAAGATGGCTCAGGTACACAACGAGCGATGCGTAAAAGTCCATCGCGCGGCCACCAGAACGCCGGTGCTTGTCACCGAATGATATGCCGATCTTGTCACGCACCTGCGAAATAATCAGCAGGGCGATGCGGGCTTCCTTCAGCTTGCGGGTCAGCCGGCGAAACAACTGGCCAAGCTGCTTTTGCTTTTCCATGCCGTAGCTGCCTTCATCAATCTTACGCGCCAACTCGGCGCGGCTTGATAAGGCATCGAGGCTGTCGATTATGTAGAGCCCTGGTTCTTTACTTTCAATGGCTCGCTCGCAGCAGTCAGTAAGGTCTTCGAATATATCTTCCACAGTTTCCCAAGCACTATCGAGGCCCTCTGGTCCAAAGTCAACCCGGTCAACAGGTAGGCCGAGGGCACCAGCATAGCTTTCATCAAATGCTGCTTCTGCCTCTCGATACCAGATATGACCGTTAGGATATTGTCGGGCGAAGTTTGCAGCAGCCTCAATGGCGCAAAGGGTTTTTCCAGTTGACTTGTCGCCAACGAGGTTCGACATTCTGCCGAGGGGCCAGCCCCCGCCGAGCATGCAGTCGAAGAGCACGCAACCGCTTCTGATGAACTCGATGTTGGTGGGCGGCTTGAAGTAGTCATTGTCAGCCCCGTTAGTTTTCTCACTCAGGCGCTTACGCATTTTCCTACCTTCTGACGTTAAAATGGCGGGTGACGCACGGCTAATGGAGCTAAGCCTTACGCCACCCGCCTCCTGACCTACACTGCACGAGAGGCCAGGAAACCCTTTACTTCTTGCCGCGCTTTTTCTTCATCGCTTCGAGCTTAGCACGAGCACGGGCACTGGCGGTGCCAGCCTTGCCCTTCGGCTTTTCGTCCTCGTCCTCGTCGTCCTCGTCTTCGTCAGCCTCCTCTTCCTCATCATCGTCGTCGGCGGCCGCGCGCTTTGACGACTTACCCTTGCCCTTTTTGGCCTTGGGCTCGTCATCGTCGTCGTCGTCATCGTCACCGTCTTCGTCAGCCTCCTCTTCCTCGTCATCGTCATCGACTACCTTCGAGGCGCGGCGGCGGGCAGGCTTGACGTCCTCTTCGTCCTCGTCCTCATCACTGCTATCGTCGTCGCTGGACTCCTCCTCGGCTTCGTCATCCTCATCCTCGTCACGGGCGACGCTTCGCTTGTTGCGACGAATGGCCTTTTCGTCAGCCTCATCCTCGTCTTCGTCCTCAGTCTCCTCGGCCTCGTCAGCGTCCTCGTCGTCATCGGCCTTGCCCTTGTTGCGCCGGTTCTCCGACTTGACGCGCTTACGGGCCGGCTTGTCATCATCGTCCTCGTCCTCGTCGTCATCGCGCTTCGACGACTTGCCTTCGAGAACCTTGGTGATGTAGTCGGCGTCGTAGTAGTTGAGGATTTCGGGCAACGGCTGCTCGGCGATCAGGTCGAGCCAGCGGGTTTGCTTTTTCTCGTTCTCGCTGAGCGCTGAGCCATCCCGAGCAACCTCGACGGCCGTGTACTTGGTATGCAGGCCAGTGCCCTCCTTGACGAAGCTAATGTCGTAGCCCTCGTCAGGATGGTCGATCAGTATCACCGTGCCGGTTTTCTTGTCGATGCTGCGCGTTTGCAGGTCACGGTAAAGCTGAAGCGGCATAGACCACACATGCGGCCCTGCCTTCTCGTTGTCGCGGTCGATCAGCCACACCAGCGCCCGCTTGTTGGGCCTCAGTGCGCGCTGCTCGTCCTCGGTCTCGGCGTCGGCCCGTGCCTCGCAAATGGGGCAAGCCTCGCCCTTCATTTTCTCGAGGCAAAGGTAGGCCGAGTTATCGGCGCCGATGCTGTGATGCACGTAGATCAGTATCGCCCAGTCCTTGCCCCACTTTTTGGTGTCCTCCCAGCTGAGGGGCATGATGCGAATGTTGTTCTCGCCTTCGCGGGGCTTGAAGAAGTTCACACCTTGGGTCAAATACTGGTCGAAAGTGCCGCCGCTGGTTTTGCTGGCGCGGCTGACGTCCTCGGCGGTGCGGTCTTCACCGCGATACGTGAAATGCCGACGACCGCCGTTGGTCTTGGTCTTTGACTGGGTACTCGCTTTCATCATCCACTCCAAGTTGACGAACGTTTCTGACATACTCTAATCTGCTGCGGTAGTACGCTAGGCTTATGAGCCTGACGTTTACATAGTTAGCTATCGGTAAGACTACTACCGCAACAAGAACGATAGCAACTATCCATGCAATGTTTTCCACCTCCACCTACCTGCTACTTGCTCTTTTTGCCAAGTCGCTTCATGGGCATCGTTTCGCGGGCAGTTCTCACCCGCTCGATGGCGCGGTCGCCCTGCCTCGCTCGCAATTCGTTGGTCGCACGTTCGGTCGAGCTGATCTCTCCTTCCATTGAAAGTTTCTTGAGCGTTATCGCCACAAGCTCACGCAGCATGTAGCCGCGCTGATAAAACGCTTCCTTCAATGCGCCCCACTCGTCGGTCTTCTGACTGGCATTCAATAACTGCTGCTTCAGGTCGCGCATGTCGGGGTCGTCTTTGATCTTTTGCTGAATGCCAGCCTCGGTTGTTTTCTCCTCGTTCTTGGCGGCCTGTTCACGAATGTCCCTATCGAGGGCAGCGTGCAGCTCTTCGATCTCGAGCTTGAGGGCATCGCGCTTGGCGACTGCCTGCACGTGGGCGTCGGCGATGTAGAAAAAGTTGTCAGAGTGGTCGGTGAGGCAGCCTTCCAAGTCATCGCGGTCGATCACCAGCAATTCGCGGTAGTCGGCCGCTTGGGGGTTCTTGCTCGGGGTCTTGTCGGGGCGCTGTTGCATGGGGGTGCTTTCTGGCAGGGTTTGGGGGTTCGGTCACTAACTACATACGTTTATCTTTTGACCAGCAAACTAGCGCAACGCAGCACGATAGGTGATATGCCGTCCTGCGAGTTGCAAGGGGTATCGAAGGCTTCGAGCACGGCTAGAGCTTGGGCCAGCTTGTTACCACCTGGAATGGATAGCGCAATCGTGGTCATATAGGCCCGCACAACTTGGCGCACGCTTTCGGCGTTCTGATCCTTCATCGCACGCAGCTTGGCTTGGCAGTCACGCCACGAGCCACCAGCAAATAGAAAGCGTGCAAGGTCGATTGCTTGGGGTAACTCAGCGGCCGATTGCAGTAGCTCGGCAGCTTCGGTGAGGTTCTTGACATCAGCGCACAAGGCTAGGTTGGTGATGGCTTGCCGGGGTGAGCCTTGAGCCTCCTCAGCGCACAACGCCACTATATCGCCCTTGACCTTCAGCTTCTCTTTTGAGTTTATGTCATCGAGCAAGCCTTTGATATCCTCAATATCAACCGGCTTCAAGGTGAGATGTAGGCATCGACTGCGTAGGTTGGCAGGGATCTTGGTTGGCTCGGTCGTACACATGAACCAATAGCCCCAGCTTGGAGGCTCCTCGAACGTTTTGAGCAATGACTGCACGGCCGCTTTGCTCAGGGCGTGGGCTTCATCTATGATGATCGCCTTGGCATCGCCAGATAGAGGCGCGTAGTTCATGCCTTCAGCAATTTCGCGCATGTCGTCAATGCCGGTGCGCGTGGCAGCATCGACCTCCATGATATCTGACTTGCAGCCGGCGACAGTTGCAGCGATGCGGGCAAGCGTGGTTTTGCCTACGCCAGTCGGCCCAGTCAGTAGAAACGTTTTGCTGGTGCCCTTTTCCAACGCGCGCTGCAACGCTCGCACGGCGCTAGCGTGCCCAATCACGTCGGCAAACCTGCGGGGTCTGTACTTGGTTATTAGGGCTGTCATGTCACGCTCCCAAATGGCTATAAACAAACTCGTATAGAACTTCCAGCTCAACGTACCAGCTACCATCAGCAGCATCGCGTGACGGGCCGCGCACGCGGCGCCACTGCACGCCAAAAATGTGATAGGTGCGAGTTGCTATTTCCTGCCGCCACTCATCGAACAGCTTGAGTACTTGATCCTCACACTTGTCTAGATGGAATTCATTCGCTGCAACTCCTGGTTTAACACTAGCCTCGAACCTTCTGATTTTACTTGCCACGGTGTCACCTCTTCCACTCGTTCGACTTGAACACACCTATGTCGGTCATTTCCAGCCAGTTCTTGCCTACGCTAAGCTCCATTGTGATTGGCACGTTGACATGCTCGATAAACGGCGCGGGCGGGTTGAGCAACACATCCAACGCCTTGTCGGCCAGTTCATCTACCCTGTTTTCGGGCACGCTCACCCACGTCAAGTCATCGTGGATTTGAATTTCAGGGTGCAGCAGCGGGTCGTTTGTTTCGCTTAACCTGCACATACCGTCCATCACAAGCTCGGCAGTGAAACCCTGCACGGGCGCATTGATTAGCTTGTTGAAGCTCATAGGCCCGTGACGGCGCCGGCCAGTGAAGGTTTCTACATACCCATGCTCCTCATAAAAATCGCGCAGGGTTTCTTGCCAAACCTTGACGCCGCCGAACTGCTTCCAGAAATCGCTGTGAACCTTTTTGAGTTGGCCGGGTTCTACCTTGCAGTCGTGGTCATTACCTTCAGTGAGGTAGTTGCAAACGGACTCAAGCGTGGCGCCGAAAAACAGTGGGAATGTCCATTCGTTTTTGATGCCCGTGCGAAACTTTTTCATCGTGGGTTTGTCTTTAAGGTACTGCTTGCCGCCGACTAGCCCCGGCACCGCATAGGCTACGCGCTCGGCCCACTCCATATGAACGTCGTAGTCTTCCCACAATGCTTTGACGAAGGTTTTATCCTTCGTGTACATGGCGATGACGCGGGCTTCTATTTGCCCGTAGTCGATGGCGACAATCATGCGCCCCTTGCGAGCGACGATGCCCTTGCGAACCTCTTTGGCCTCGCCATCACGCTTGGGGTAGTTCTGAACGTTGGGCTCTTCAGCGCTCAGCCGGCCAGTATCGGTGAAAGTGTGATTATAAACTGGATGGAGATAGCTGCCGGGCCAAAGTATTTCACTGCCCGTGCGCATGGGTAGAATGTAAGTGCCCATACGCTTTTGTGCCTTACGCAAGCGAATGATTAGCTCTGGCAACTCGCCGCCAATTTGCTTGAGCACATCTTCATCGCAGCTTATCTTGTTAACTTTCTTATCACCTACCCACCAAGTTTTGGCATCACGTTTCTTCTTGTCGAATACCTCGCACTCCTTACGTTGCAGCATGTCGTGAAACAGCTTCACGCAATGCTTGCCGGGGTCGAAGTCGAATTTATAGTCTCGCTTGAACCGCTTGACGGTACGATTGACGGCAATCTGCTTCGAGGTTGTTTCAATGCGATCTGCGTACTTGGCGTGCAGCACCTCGACTTGCTTTTGTGATACAGGAATGCCTTTGAGCTGGCTCATAACCAGCGTGGGCACGCGGCGGCTGGCGAGCTTGTAGGCAACGAGTAGGTTCTCGTTCCTTATGATTGCGTGCTGACGCTTGAACAGCAACGCATGGTACTTGGCATCTAGCCCATTGTACTGGAGCACGTGAGGCAGCGGCGTGTTTATCAGGTTGTGACGCTCGACGGCTGCGAGCTTCTTCAGGTTGAAGCCGAAGTGTTGCAGCACCAGAAACTCTAGCGACAACGGGCTTGGCTTGGTGCCCTTATAGCGATGGTCGATGATCGACGCTTGAACCATCGTACATTCCCACCTACCGGCTTTGAGCAAGTCGCCGGCGAACCGATGGCCAGTCCACTCCAGCTCGAATTGCAGGTTGTGTACCGCTTTGATGGCCGTAGCCGTGGTGAGAAAGTTAATCCAAATACGGTCGAGGCGTTCGCGTTGCTTGGGGGTCCAGCTCGCTTCAGGGTGATCGAATGGAATGGTGATCGCGCCGAGCCCATCGCTGACGGCGGCGGTCAGTATTCGCCGGTCGGGATTGTACGGTCGCAGTGCGTCGGTCTCGTAGTCGATGCCGATTACTACCTTCGAACCGTACAGCTTCAACTGTTCTTCAATAATATCGAGGGCCTGATCGTCGCACTTATCCATTACATCAATGCCGCTCAAGGCATCGTCGGCTGAATGGATCATAGGTGGCCCGAGCTTGTCGAGCAGTGCCAGGGCTTTAATGAGATCGAACTTGAGTATGCGATGATCCTCATTGATGAACTCGCGATCAGATTGATTGTAATCACTGCCATCGTCATCGTCGTCGGGGTCATAGCCTTTGACGCCATGCAGTATCGCCGCTGGATGCAGCATGGGGAAGTACCAGCAAACGTGTGTGCCTACCTTGACGGGCATGCGGCGGCCACGATAGGCGTAGATACCAGAATACCCCGTGAGCCATGACAGCGGTATGTTGCCAAATCCAAATATAGCCTTCGGCTTGCTTTGCTCGATATCCCTCACGATGCTAGGTCGGCAGCACTCGATGCTCTGCCAAGTCGGTGTGGCGTTGTCAATCGGTCGGGTGCGAACGGTGTTATTCCAACGAAAGTAGTTCTTGTAATCGGTGCCCATAATGTCAATGAGCAAGTCCCTGAGCAATTGGCCGCTTTTGCCTACGAACTGCCGGCCGCGTATATCCTCATCCTTGCCGGGGGCCTCACCCAATGCGTAGACCATCGGGTTGCTGACGCCCGTTGCCGGCATGTCGGGGTGCTTGTTACCCTTGATCTGTGACAAGGGGCAAGCTTGACACTCCAACGTGTGGAGCATCTTAATGTCGGCTTTAGCCGCTGTTTGTTTGCTTACCTTTTCAGGTATAGGAAAGAAGGACATTAGTTGTGCCCGTGACGTAGCGCTGCCGTGACCCGTTCAAGGCAACGAGTGCAAACGATGAAAGTATCTTTACCACCACGACGGCCGATTTGAGCAGCCTCCTCAACGTTGCGAAAGGTTCGCATTTTGTTATCTAACAACGGGGCACCACACCAAGCAAAGCCTAATCGTTGGGGATGATTGTCAGCAATGTGTAACTCTTTCGAGTGCTTGGCCTCATCTGCGAATACCTTACGCACTCGCTCGATTACGCGCATTGATAGGTTGTCGGGGAACATTGGGTCGGTGATGATGCCATCTTTAACTTCTAAATCAGCGCTGCCGGGTTTGGTATACGGGCACTCAGGATGCCAAAGCCCATAGTAGTTGCGAACTTGCATACCGACGTTTATCAAGGCGCCGGCATGTGGAGGCAGCTCCTTATAATCACCATAAGGCATTTTCCAACTAACAGGATCAAGCCAAACCTTGACGCCTTCGGGGTTAGCCCTGATCTTCGCTATCATGTCGGCCGCAATTTCCTCCTCATTAAGGTACTTGCCATGCCAGTTGATATGCACGCCGCGTCGATTGATAGGCATCACTCAGCTCCATCACTAGGTCGATTGGCCTTCTTCAAGTCTTCAATGGTGCAGTAGGTTGCCGTCCAAAGATAGCCCTGCACAAACCCGAGCCAGCGCATTGCTTTCTCACGGCGGGGCGGCATTGCGCCCATGAACTCTGCTATTTGATCGAGCATCCAAAGCACGTGGCACGTCATAACAAGTCCTGGCTGTGCCCGAGCTGTGGGGTAACGAGCGAGTACAAGGCTACGAGCATGGGAACATGCGCGTGCTACATCATCGGGGCTCATCATTTTCGGTGCTCCTTATTGGGGTGGCGCTTTATTCCAATCTGGGCCCACCTTGCTACGTTTCATTGCAGCATTCCACTGCACGTACCCATTTTCTGCTGGGCCGCCAGCTGGTCCTCCACCGGCTCGCCCCTCGCCGGGTTGGAGTGGCTGGTAACTGATAAAGTGCGAGTTGATGTAAACCAACTCCCACCCAGCGGCGCCGAGCGCGTTGAGCCTTTCCTGCAGAACTTTGATGTCAATCGCCACCAATAGCGCGTACTCCTGCATAGCTAGCCTCCTGAACTGTAGGTTGTTCTGCCGGCGACAAACCGGCTGAACTTGCGCGGGCCGAACATAGCCACACCGCTGCTGGATAAGTAGATGCGATCAACGTGCGAGGCCGCGTCAAGCAAATCATCACAACTGACTGATATCTTTTGCGGTGGGTGCTCGAACTCCAATACCTCATTGAAGTTGCCTTCGGCACTCGCGGCCGTAACCTCAAGCTCATTCTGCCTAGCAATCAGGGTGACTAGGTTAGGTTCACTCTTGGCGAACAGCTTGGCGCGCTTGATGGTATCCCAAAAGTCGTCAGGTATCGGCACGAGCGTTTTGATATCAATCTTACCGCTCGGCCACAGCCGGCCTATTGCTGCCCTGAAGTCGATTGGCTTTTCTGACGTGTTAACCGCAGTATAGAAAGTAGGCCCATCCTCAACACTGACCAGCACATGCTTGGGGTCAATATGCAACATGCCTTCACCGAACAAATCCCACAGCTTTTTGAGGGTGCGCATGAAATCCATAGGCACCAGCCGGGTTATCGGCTCTTCGATGTTGTCGAGGCTGAGGATACTGCGGTTGATGCTTACACGGTCGCTGGCGTACATGGTCAGCTTGCCATCCTTGCCGTTGAGGGTGAGCGAGCTGAAGGCTATATCCTGCTCATGCTTCAAGGTGCCGACGTTGAGCAAGGCGCCCAGGTCGATCTCTTCGCCCAGTTGCTCGCAAGGTATTTCAACTATGGGCATAGACACTGTGCCATTGAGTGCTGGTACCTTGGCCAACTGATGCACGTAGTCGGTCGGGTCCATCACTGCCAGGGTTGCCTTGCTGCGACCGATTTCCACCCGAGCCTTGTTGCCGTCGATGACTTCTATAGTGACCGTTTCCTCACCCGAGCGGTCGAGCAACTGGGCCAACAGCTTGCCATCGACGCCGCCCAGTGCCGGCATGTCGATTGGAATATGGATTACCATGCTGGTGTTGTTGAACGCCAGCACGTGGTTTTCCATCAGCCAAATTTTACTGAAGATGGGGACCGAATGATTGGCTGCCATCACACTGCTAGCGGCCTTGGTTGTCGCCAGCAATGCTTCACGATCTATTTCCATGTACGCTCTCATCGCTGTCGGGCCGTGAAGCGTAACCACCGCCTCCACCACGGTTAATGGTGGCGTGCCCTTGGGGTATCTTCATTACCAAGGTCTCGATATAGCATTTGGCCATTTGTAAGTGGCCTTTGCTAGACCATGTCGCGAGGATAGACGTGACGGCAGCTTCTTCGCCTTTGATACCGTTAGCGTGCAAGTAGCTGTTTAGCTCGCCGTTGATGTAGTCTATCGGTATATTCAGCTTTTGCATGATTAAAATGGGCGATACCTCGATCATTTTGTCGAGGAAGTGCCCAGCCTTTTCGACGTCCTCGCGGCCGTTCTTGTCGCGCCAGCGCTTCAGGTACTTGCAAACTTGCGCGCCCAAGTAGCTCATACCAACGTTGGTCACAAAATCCCAATGCTCGTAACCGCCTTTGTAGTGGCTACCACCTACCTGCCTATCATTCGCTGACATCGGGTTCTCCCTTGGCTAACTTTCTGCCTGCACCGCCAGTACCAATCGGGCTGCTTTCGCCCGACGCTTGCCGCATCGTCATTCTTGCTGCGTCACCGCCACCACCGCCATTCCCACCCCCGTAACCTATGCACTCAATGTCAATGTAAACCTTACTCCAATCCTTAGGCACAGTCCACTTAGTAGGGTCAACATATTGAACGTATTGGATAGTTTTGCCAATATTCTCAGTTGGCCCGTCGAACAGTGCGCTAGCCGAGCCGAACTTGTTGACTGGCAGAATTGAAGCAGCCGGCGCTAGGCCGAGCCAGTACAGTAGCTTTCTTCTGGTTATCATGTGCTTACCTCTTTACACGAATGATAGCAGCGTTGCATCGTTCAGCTGACCACAATAGTCTCCACTAACCCCTGCAACGATCTTGCCGGTTTTGGTATCGACGACATGCCACCAGTCTTGCTCTTTCTTTAGGCAAATCTCTACCGCTTTGATTTTGGTTGAGGCTGACCCACAGCAATCGAGAAAGCCCCCCTCGCTGTAATAGCTGTATCCGGCAAAGCAAAGGTAGCGCTTCATAACTGGAGCCCTCGTTCAATTTCGAACTATTGGCGCACTGCGGGCAAGCCCTGCTCCAATCGCTCGATGCGGCGCTCTAGTTCCCTAAAGCGTTTGTCAACCGCCGTTGCTTCGTCCCTAGCACGATGGTCGAGGTCGTCCACTCGTATCTTCAAACCCTCGTTGTCACGGCCGGCAACTACTTGGGCCTGCTTTTCCTGCTTCTCCCGAGCAGGGTCAGGCCAGAACCGACTATCGCAGCCTACCAGCGCGCCAAAGCCTAGGCTCATGCTTGCCGTCAGCAGAACTAGCTTGTAGTTCGTCATAGTTTCAACTCCACTAGTTGATAGAGCCCCGGTTCAACTTTGAACCTTAGTTCCAGCATAGCGGCGTCGATCATACCACTGTTGGCATGCAAGGCGCCAATCGCCATTTGGCTCAGGCATGCGCGTAAGCCAACGCAAAGCGTCAGTCAAATCCTTATCTCGCCACGCCTTGAAACTGTAGTACATCGGTACGGCGATCTCAGAGAAAAAGCTGTTGTGATAGTACTTGATCGGCGGGTGCTCACCGCTGAAGAACTGGATCAAGTCATCGTCGAACGTATCACCAGAAGTCACGATGGGGGTTGGATGCGCCGTGTCATAGTAGGGGCATCTCACCGTATCGGCCGGTGTGTGCCAAGCGGGCGCCACCACAAACTCACTCTTACCTATTGGCGTAGGCACCGGCCCAGTCGGCCCAGCGGGGTCGATAATCAGATGCTTGGTCTTGGCGTCGAACACGTCCTTATAGGCGTGAAAGTTGTTGCTGATCTGGTAGTACGTGCCCATTTCCAGGTGCAGCCGCCGAGCAAGGTACTCCTGCAAAATGCTGAAGTGAACGGCGTTGCTGCCATACGCACCCCAGATGGCATCATTGCTGCGACAGAAAACGGTGATGTCGAGCTTTTTGTTGACCACGCGCGGCAGCACGCAAAGGTTGCACGGTACATCCTTTGTGTTTTTGCTCAGGTCGTACTCGGGGTCCCACATCTGCAGCACCACGCGGCGGTCGTTGGGGTTCTTGGCCAACAGCCTGACCACTTCTGATAGCTGGTCGATCATGGTCTCGAGGGGTAGGTCGGTATCCTCATCAATTTCTGTATACGCAAAGTGACTGCGCCACCGCTGGCCATAGGCGCCCCACTGGGTACCATCATCCTCAGCGAACCGCTTCGAGTAGTCCTTGACGAAGCGGTCCAGCCAAGTGGCATCGTTGCGGCCCATCAGCATCCACAGTGCTTCCATCAAATGAAACCAGGGGTTGGCATCGCGCGTCACGTCGAACAGCACCCGCTCCATGGGGTAGTTGTATTGCGTGACGACCGGGTTGGGAACTACCAGCACGTCGCCGGCGCGCGATTTCTCGGGTACGCCTTTGTGTGCAAGCAGGTGCAGCCCTTTGAGATATGCCTCATTGACGTTTGTAGCTTTGATGATATCCACCGTCTATACTCCTGGGGTTGGTGCAGTGCTAGATGTTGACTGGCAAAACGACTGGGGTTCCGGGTGGCTGGTTGGTTACTGCGGCCAGCTTGGTCAGCTGAGCAGCGAGGGGTATATTTTTCTCGATGATGAAAACCTCGCTGGGTATACCATACGTTAGCGCCGCTTTACGGACTTTGAGCAGGTAGCGAATGGCATAGTCTTTATCGAGGTGAGGTAGCGCGTCATTATCCCAATCGAGGGTTTCAATGAGCCACGCATAGGTCACGTTGGCGACGGGTTCCATAAGGCGGTTGCCCATTGCCATCTCGACCAAGCCGTGCTCAAGCATGTCAAGGTTGTCACAAATCTTTATCTTGATTTGCTCAAGGGTCGTGAGCTTGCCATCGGCGTTCCACGGCCCGCCCATTTGCTCGACGCCATCAATTTCCAAAGTTTTGAGCAACCCACGTAACCCCGGCGAAGCCTTTTTGGCTGGATAGGGCGTATCGCCAGCGAACAGCTCGCCGGCATCGTGCCAGATAATCGCTGTCGTCACATGAGGTGGAAGTTCACCCCAAATGCTGTAGTAGATGCGAAAGATTTGCCACGTGTGCTCGCCCACGGTTTGCGTAGAGATAAACGGCCAAGTGTGGTATCTCTTGATGCTACCAGCAAACCTAGCGTTGCCATAGATATCAGCATGTTTCATTTACAGGGTACTCCGGTTACTGGTTACTCGACTGCTTTAGAAGCTTAGAATGAAAGCCTTGAAGGCTTTCGACGGCTCGACATTGTGGGCTAAAATATAATGGGAAAATCCCGAGGGCCATACCGCAGTTACATCGTCAGAAGAAATCGAAAACTCTTCTATCCCGTTAGGCCGCCTGCATACGCGGCAAACTGAAAAGCCTCGATAGCGCATGACATGAGCTGCTTCCTCAACGCTTCTTAACTTGCTCAAGAACTGGGCTTGACCCTGCCAAGGCTCTTTGTTTGGTACAGGCTTATTAGAAGCACTCCAAAAGCCTTCATTGATTACTGTTTTGGACTTGGACATTGGGGTACTCCGAGTACTGGTTACTCTAGTAGGCGAACGGGGCTACAGCTTATAGTGGTACCTTCTGGACACGCCTCGTTCAATGCGAATTCTTGCGCTGCTTCATCGAGTGCAGCAAACTCAGGCAGCATATCTGCCGCCACCTCACCTAATGTTTGCACGAGATCATCGGCAGCTATAGTGCGCAAGCCGGTACAATGATTGTAATCCGTGGCTAGCTGGTCACGCAGTTTTATGAGATCATCCTTCAAGCTCATTGCTCGTCTCCCTTTAACCCCAACTCTCGAGCTGTATCGTCCAGCGCCACAAAGTCTGGCGCGGTTATGAACTCCCTTTGGATTTTGGCTGCCAGTACGTTGTAGCCAATCTCCACCAAAAGCTTGGTCACGCCCAACATGAGAAGTTGCTGATTGTGTAGTATCGCCCGCTCAGCCGGCGAAAAGTCCTTCGCGGTGTCAGCCACGTTTACCTCCCTTACTAGCCTCGTAGGCTTTCTTCCAAGCTACCCGCACATCGACGCGGGCAGTCAACGAGTTCTTCCAGGTCTTGGCTTGCTTTTCCACTACCTGCACAAAAGGCTTATGCAGCTTGGCCAGCTTACGCGCGGCCTCAGCTTGTGCTTCTGCAGTGCGGTACGTGCTACAGCCTCCATCGAGGTTTGACGTGGTAGTCCAGGCAAATCGGCAACTGATGCGGTTGGGATAACCAAGGCGCAATAGCTGTAACGTCAAATCAAAGTCTTCCATGAACTGCAAGCGACCTAGCACTAATTTGTGCTTGCGTATTAGCTGAGAAATTATTGGCACATTGTAGGCATAGGCATTCATCAATCGACCGGGTTTCTGCCACCTAACGCCTAGCTTGCGGTTGGCCTGCCTAGAAATCAACCCGACATGAGCATACCCTTTTTCTAATTGCTCGGTGATAGTTTCGAGCATCCAATGCATGCCGTAAGCGTCAGCGTTGATATAAGGCATATCTGCCTTACGCAAATCAGGCCGATGACAGAATGACAGGTCATCATCGAGCATCATTAGATACTTGGCGTCGTATTGCTTTGCCAGCGTGGTCAAGGCATAGGCTCGCTTCTTACTTATACCTTCGCAGTCTTCTGGCACTGCCACCACGTCAATCTCCTTCATAGTCGCTGACTTAATGCGTTTGCCTTTATAGCTTGGGTGACGGTACTTTGTCACTTCCTCAGGCCGCACAAGTAGAACTACTTTGTGGGTGTACACAACATCTGTCTTCTCGAGGGTAGCCAAAGTTTGCTGCCGCTTCGCTCGCCCCCGAGTAGGTATTACGATCAGGTCCATTCTACCCCACTTGACCGGCCAAGTAACCGATCGAGCTCCACAACCAGAATACTACGCCGATGGCGCACGTTCGATCTTCAATTGAAAAGCTACGCCATACCATCGTACTTTTGCTTAGGGCGCCCTTCACCGTTTTGGACTCGCAGATACTTGTCAAACTCACATAGCGAATTTTGTAGATCTTGTGCATGCAGCTTCTCCAAGCCCTTCGATGTGATTTCCTTATTGACCGCACGACGTAACGTACTGAGGTGTGCATGCCAATCTCCCTCATTCCAACCCTGATCGACGGGGTTGTTGCAAACCCGGTTGAGGCCACGTCTCGAGCCGGGGCCTGACACGGCAAATGTCCACCAGTCGTCGGCTTTGCGCAAGGTGCTGCCTTCAGCATACTTTACGTCAGCGATGATCTGCCCGCTGAAGAACTTACCCATGCCCTGCACCGCCACCAGCCGCTCGCTGAAATTGGCCAGGGTATCGCCTTCGCGTGGGCGAATTTGCTTTCTCATCCACCAAAACTTGTCGAAGAAGTTGCCCAGGTACTCGTGCTTCGGCTTGGCTTGACCTCCAGTCGAAATGATATATGCCGCATTGTACACCGTAAGTCCAGCACTCTTGCGAGCATTCACGGCATCGTGAAAGTTGAGCCGGTTCCAAGGCAAGGGGAACGGTAGCAGCTTGAGCGTACCGGGCTCGTTGATGTAGCGAGCGACCAGCATAGCAAACCACAAGTCTATATGCATGTTGTTCGGGTCGCGCCAGTTGTAGGCGATCCACTTAGTGACCTTATCCTGCTCACGGTAAATGTTGCAGAACCGGTACTGTTGCAATATCGGGTCACTGGTCCAGGGCTTCGGCTTGCCCAAGTAGCGACGAGTGTGGATACGCTGCCGCTCGATCATGAACTTGCATAGGGCTGCAACGTTTTTAGGGGGTAGTTCTATCATCTTGTGTCCTTCATACAGTGATGGCTTCACCCGGAGATGAAGCCATCATGTGTAGGCAGAGCTAGCTGTGTAGGCTCAGTCGATCTTGATGAACTTGTGCTCGCTGTCCCACTTCAGGTCGCCGCTGGTCACGCCGGCATCGAGCGCTTGCTTGACAGTCATGCCCTTCTTGCCGGTGGAGTAGAGCTCGAAACGCTCGTAGCCGCCGCTGCCCTCACGCTTGGGGTTCTTCTTGCTGAGCACGGTGATGCGCTGATCGTCTTTGAACAGGCGAGCTGCCCGGCCACGCTTGGCGCCGCCCTCTTTCTTCTTGGCAGCAACCTTCGCCTTACCATTGCCCTTGGCAGCCTTAGCAGCCTTTGCCGGCTTGCCCTTAGCCTTCTTCGCTTCCTTGGCTTTCACAGTCTTAGCTCCTTTGCTTGGGGGTACGTCATCGTCATCGTCGGCAGCTTCAACAGTCTCCTGCTCCTCCTCAACCTCGTCGTCATCGTCGGGCTGGCCAAAGCCGGCCGGTTCGGGAATGTCCTCTTGAGCTTGCACGGCATCGACCGCCGAGTTCACCCAAGTCTGCGCTTTGCCCGACAAGCCTTCCCACGCTTTGTCGGATAGCTCGCTAGCCTTTTCGACCAGTTTCCTCAAGTGCGCCTGATCGGCTTCGCCCTTCTTCTGACTGAGTTTCACGGCGCCAGTCAGTTCGTCATAAACGTTCATCGTTAAGTCTCCTTGTTGTAACGGTATCGGTTAGGCCGAACTCAGGGCCTACACACTACATACGTTTCAGAGTCCAGCTCTAACCTTTGGGGGGTTTCGGCCCTTTTACTTTCACTTTCGGCGGGGGTGCCGCAGTGCGCATCGCCAGCCGTTTCACCACGATGTTGACGGTGGAGTTATCGTACTTGGCGCCCGGTGCGTAGAGGTACCCATGTGCAGCGATTGAAACCGCCGCACCCTTACAGCCTTCGAGCGCTTCGATGAGAAAGCTCTTGACGCTGGCCGGCAAGGTAGGGCAGTCGTTGTTGATGATGTGTGCCGCCTCCTCTACTGAAGCTGACACAAACTCGACGTGAAAGCTCATTTGCTATCACTCCTTACTCACGTTGCTGTCGATTGCACTCCGAAATAGTGCCTAACCTGCTCGATCATGTCA